TTAACTACATAATTTCTATTAGCATCGTAATAAAGAACTGAATGCTTTTTGCTGCTATTCCATACAAAATAGTATAATCTGTTTCTTTTCTTATCTTCTCTTGAACCTATTACCTTATTTGTTCCAGAAGGCAAGGTATATGGTATAAGTACATTTCCAATATTGTTAGAAATAACAGTATCTTGACCTTCTCCAGGCGAATCCCTTGTTACGTTTACAGCATCAATATAATCCCCCTTGCCTAATATTCTAAAATCGGCATCATCAAGATTTAATCTACCACTAAAGGGGTTTGATATAATTGGCATTTTTAAGCTTTAACGGTTAATCTCTGGGCTTCAAGGTTTTGCTCATAAGCATCAGAAAGGTACAATGGCTTATATCTTGCTATTGCTTGTCTGCGTTGGTTGTAAAATTCTCTTTTTCTTTCTGCCTTATCGCTTATGCTTCCCCTTCTTGTATTTGGCATAGAAGCAATATCTCTCCAAGACAACCAAGATATTAATGCTTCTCGGAACACCAATGGAATCATATATTGCTCATCAGGATTTGGGCTGGAAAGGTATTCAATCATCACATAATCGTAATCAAAGTTTTGGCTTAACAATATCACTCCTGCGGTTACATCTAATGCAAACGAACCTACGAATGGAGTTCCGCTTGGCAATCCGTAAATATTGGTAAAGCCATATCCATCCCAATAATTGTAAAACATTGGGGTATTCGGGTAGTACCAATTAATTAAAGTATTGTCTTGCGTTTTTTCTAATCTGTCGGGTAATTGGTCTGCAAACGTTGTTAGCTTGTTGTTGAATTTCAATGGTATAATTTCTCCCTTAGCATTTAATACTCCAATTTTTGTATAGTTGATGTAATCTGCAGGAAGCGGTGCTGTGAAATTTGTTTTATCTACGGGTATTTTTATTGACCTTACTCTGTAAAAAAAATCAATGCCAAGCTGTTCCATACCTCTATAAGCTATGTTATAAAGTTTGGCGTACTTGTTTTGGCTTTGCTCACTTTCATCTATGTAATCATAAATTACTGATTCAAGTGTAATAAAATTTCTTTTTTCTTCTGCCATTAGTTTCCATTTGTGAGATATGCCAAAATATCGCAATCTCTTATTATGTAATGGGGTTCACCACCAATGATTATTTCTTGTCCTGCTTCTTTAATATGAATAATCGTATCTCCGGGCTGCGCCTTGCTGTTCTTACCGCTACTTACTACTCCTGCCATACAATTTCTTGTTCTTGCTGATTCGGGTATAAAAAGACCCCCTTCGCTTATTTCATCAGGTATAAGTGGCTTTACCAGCAATAAATCTCTTAACATTTCCATCGTTTAATTTTTATTCCTTGCAGATATGTTTTTTGCTTTTTGTCTTGCATCTGCTTTTGAAGATGCTCCCCATGCTCTTAAAGAAAGTAGCAATCTTGTTGGTTTACCATCTTTGTATTCCTTTCCGGGCATATTTCCCATTCTTGCTAAAAAACTTGCCCTTCTTGGATTATCACCCGATTTTACAGGCGCTTTCAATGTTCCTCCTGTTTGTGCTTTATACGATGCTCTTCCTTTTTCGTTTAAGCCTCCATTTGGATTTTTACCTTCCTTTCTTGTCCAAGCAGGTGATTTCATTTTTATCAAATTTAGTTTGGTGTGTCTACTCCATCGTTTGCTTGTTCAATCGGTCTTTGTTTGTTTGCTATAAGCAATCTCATATACTCTACAATAACGGGAATATAATCATCTGGAACATTCAATTCGGAGTTCAAATCTGTTGAAGCCCCTCCGCTTATCATTCTCACTTTTGCCTTGTAATTAGTAATGATTGTTCCTGCTTTTATGTATAATTTATTACCCTCATACCAATATACATATTTGTTTTGAATTGGTCTAATTTGAGATTGATAAACTGATTGAGATGTGCTTAATGGAACTCCTGCTTTTGACAAATTATTTTGATACACTTGCAATGATGCAATACCCTCTGTTACTCCAATACCCAATGGAACTTGCGGAAGTGTTACCAAATACAAATCTGGTTCTGCTTGTGTAATTGTAAGGTTTGTAAATGTTGTGTAAAAAGAATTGTTTATTGAAGCTATGCCCTCAAATTGCAGGTTATCTGCGTAATTCTTTTTTACTGCCAAGCCAATGCCGTCATTAAGCCATTCGTTAACCAAATTGACAGTTATAGATGAATCATCTGTTGGTTGGTCGTTGTAAATTAACCTTAATATTCTTTCAATTAATTTTGCTCTTGTCATTGTCCTTGTTGGATTATAGAATTAGCGTATTGAAGAACATCTCCGTCTTTTAGGTTAACTCCTGCAAGTTTTAGTATTCTGGCTATGATTTCAAGCAAGTCCAAGTCCGACCATTTCGGCTGTTCGCTTAATGCAGGTGAATAAACTTTTCTTCCATTTCCGTCAATGGTAAATCCCCAATATATCCTTGTAGGCTTTTTTATGTAAGACATTCTTGCTGCAGCGATATTGTTTGGGAAAAACCTCATTCCATTGTCCTCAATCATAAATATCGGATTGCTTTGAACGGGGTCTATTTGAGAATTATACATTGAGTACAGCTTGTCTTGTGCTGTCCATCTTATTCTTTGAAATCCGTACATAGTCCACATTGCATCGTACTGCAAATAATCGCCAGGGTATTGAACAAAACCATTTACGTCAACAGTCAAATTTGTATTGTATATGAATGGCTGTAATCTTTGCCTTACATTGCTGTTTTGACCATAACTAACTCTTGACTGCGCCCTTTGATATTGATATTGCTGAAATTCTCCAATAAGATAATCTGCCCAAGAATTTTGTGCTTGTTCTACAAGTAGATTGAACTCTGATGGTGTTAATGAGCCGTTTTGCGCCTTGTTGATAGCGTATTGGCATATTTTATACATATCATCAACGGTCATACATCGTGTTTGATACAATATTAATGTAGAAAAAATTAAAACAATAAAAAACCCCCCGATACATTTTGACCGGGGGGGGTTGTAACCTAAATGGCTACTTTTTGGGCTTGGGGCGCATGGGCGAACAAGAAGAACCTTTTTTCATTGTTAAAAGTTTCAACTAATTTAGGACAATTTTTTTAATTGCTCCAAAAAAGCTTTGCTTTCATCTTGCTGAAACAATGCGAAATCAACCAAGTATTCGTGTGGAGTTCTTTCTGGGGGTATCTTACAGATAAAGCCACCGTCATTTGACCAATAGGCAGTTCCGGGTTTACTTGTTAAGTCAATCTTGCTGTCAATAATTGCTTTTTTAACAACATAGGCAACGTCAACTTCTTTGCTTCCGAATGATTTAATAAACTTATTGGGCTGCATTTCCGCATACATTTCATAGTCGTTGCGAAGCGCATCAACTGATTTAGGGAAGCCCATTTCATCAACAAAGCTAATGTTCAAATAGTTTGCGTGTTTTTTCATTTCTTCTTCGGAAGCACTTCCAGCAAGTTTGATTGCTTCAATTCTTACCATACGTTTTTGGCGGTCAATTTCTGCTTGTCTTAACGGATTCCACTCATAAAAAGTGTTTCTTTTGAAGCCCTTTCTGTTTGGGTTGTCAAGATTTGAATTGCATTTTTCCAAAAATTCAATGGCTGCTGTATCGTATGCCGGAACTCTTAAAACCCTTCTTTGAAACAAAAGACTGCGCCTGTTTGCTTTGATAAAATCTTCGGTAAGGGTTTTCTGGTCTTCCAAATAAATGCTCGGAAATCCTCTTAAAAGACGGATACGCTCCATTCTTTTCTTTTCGGGATTCCAAACATCATCAATGCCTTCCATGTGAAAGTCTCCGTTTTTGGAAACATCGGAAAGCTTGTAGACTTTAAAATTGGTTTGTGTTTGAGGTGTTGCTGCTGTTGCTGCTGCGGATTCCTCGTGTTGAGTGTCAAGTACAGGTACAAATTCCTGTGAAGCTTGGTTTACATCTTGAAGTGATGCTGATTTTCTTGCCATAAATGGAGATTTAAAAGGAAAGGCAGCCATCAATATAGTGACTGCCTTCCTTGCCGGTTATAAATATTAATCCTGAACGATGATAAACTGATTTGCAGCGCATACCCTTGTACTTCTGTAGGTCAGCATTGCAATCTGATTGGTCATTGTTCCGTCAGTCGGATTGGGAGAGCCACCACCGTACTGCCATACACGAATACCATTTCCAACAGTACCGCCTTTTGGAGGTTCTTGGTACATAATGGTAATGTTTTTGTAGGTAGCACCAGAACGGCTATCTTTTGTTTCACCCATTGGGTAAATCATACCGAAGTTACGGAAATAGTCAGTAGTAGGAGTATATCCAGTAAGTACTTCTGTGTTAAATGCTCCGTATTTTTTAACTTGGAACATATAACCATCAATGTAGATTGATTGGAAGCCGTAACTTACAGACGCTTCTTGCGACTTTTCGCCACTACCATATACGAAAGCACCAGCGGGGTAAGCGGAGAAGATTCCATCAGAGAAATCTTGGCGCTGAAAAATGTCCGCCAACCAAGCGCATTGTTTTGCCGCTCCGTTAACATCCATTACTCGGGTAATTTCGTGAAGTTTAGAAATATCCAAGTTGCCGGGTGTGTAACCAACGCTTACGCCATCTGCAATAGCTTTAGGGATAATACCTTGTGCGCCTACGGAGTTGGTAGAAAGACCAGTGTTTGTAAGAACATCACCACGCATCAACTTGTTTTCAATGTTGTTTTTGTAGCGAACCAGGGTCTTATACATTCCTTTGTAGGTAAAGGCAGTTACACCATTTGCAGCCATATCTGCAGAAACAGGGTATTCATAGTAGGTGTCAGCCATTTGAGCCAAGTCGGTATTGCTCCAGCCATCACGAATTTCGGTGATGTTGTTCTCATACCTTTGGTCAAGCGGAATCAACGGGTCTACTTGAGTTGAAGCTTCACCTGCTTCTGAAATACCACCAAAAATCAAAATTTCACCTGCTAACAATGAGGTAGAACCTGCGGAAGCAAAGCGCTCAGTTGATTTCAATGGGCGAACAGTAAAGGTAAATGCACTCGGAGTAGTGGTGTTGATTGTCAGAATTTTACCTTCAATGTTTGAAGATGCAACGCGAACAATTTCACCTACACGAAGCGGAGATTGCGTACCAGAATTGTAGTGGTCACCTGCTGCAAGAGTGAGGGTTAAAGTAGCACCGGGAGTTGCTGCAACAGTACCGTTGTTGGTAACGGCTGGCATCAATTTACCACGATTCTCAAACCAAAAGAAGTTTCTGTTTTTCACTTCTTCCATTCCGGCATGGGCGGCTAACCACCAAGTAAAATCCTCGTTTCCGTACTTTTCAGTGTACTTTTTGTAGAATTGAGGGGTCAACAACTGAAGGTCTACCATAAGCTGCCGATTCTGCGAAGTAAGCGACACGCTACCGGGCTTCAGTATGTTTGAAGTAGGGATACTCATTTTTTAAAAGTATTAGTTGTTATGCCTGTCCGCAAAAGGCAATATTAAGAACTGAAAGCCCATTCTGCAAGACGTTCCATTGCGGCTTCATCTGACGGGGCTACAGGTCTTTGCGGAGTTGTGCCAACGTTTACATTACCCGAATCTTTGATTTGTTGAAGTAGCCGTTGACTTGCTGCTTCATTACCAATCTTTTGAAGAATTTTGCTTTGATTTTGAAGCAAATAAACATCTGACATCATTTGCTTTACAAGTGGCTTTCCATCCTCTGAAAACCATCTTTTATACAAAAATTCATCAGGGTTAAAATCGCTTAACATTTCTTTCAGCGATTGTTTTTCTTCATCAGAAACACTAAAGGAAACGGGCATTTCTTTTTCTCCATCTGTGATGGTTACAGAAAAGCCATTGAAATCCTTATAGTAGGTATTCAAAGACTGCTCGTAAACTTCCCTTGCTTTTTTTAGTTCTTCGGATTCCTTCTCTGAACCATATTGGAAATCTACGTCAGGCAATTTTATTTCTTCTTTCAATTTAGCCAAATCTGGCTTGGTAATCTTGGCATCAATTATCAACTTCTTGTTGTAATTGTCCAATTCACTTTGCCATTGATTCAGCTTAACTTGATAATCTTCATCATCTTCAAATTCTTGCTTCTCTGGTTTTGCCGGTGCTTTATATTTCTCCGACATGAGCAAAGCTACTTCATCATCTGTTAAATCGGAATATTTTGATTTGTAGCTTTTTTTAATAATTTCAAATGCTTTCGTTTCGTTGATGTCTCCATCCAAAAGTTCATTTAATTTCTTTTTTTCTTGAATAACATTTAATACTTCATCTTCGTTTCCAGACTTAATCGCTTCGTACAAAGTTCTTGAAGCTTCATTTTCAAATACAGGTTGTTTAAATCTTTCAAATTCCTGCTTTGCTGCTTCAACAGAATCAAATCCAAATGTTTCTTTAACAAATGAATCGTAATCTACCTTTTGCTCAACGGCAGGTTCTGTTTGGGATGCTTGTGTTTGAGTGTTTTCCTCAAAAATGTTCAAATCTTCCATAAATGGGATTTAGGTTATATAATCTGTAAAAATTCTCCAATATTGCTAAATCTTACAATTCCTGTTGCGGAAAGAGATGTAACCGCAGTACCCGTTGTCAAGTTTGTACCTTGAACAGAAACCCAGTTTGTAGGAACTTGTGGAACAGGCGGCAGCGTTCCAGTAACACTTCCGTTATCATTGGTTGTGTTGAAATTTATTGCTGCAGAAGGAGATACTATTTGTACCACGCAATTATCCCACCCACCTAAATCTTGAACGTATGCTTGTGCGCCAGTCGCACTAAAAACGTTTGTTACATCAATCGTTCTTGAAACCTTTGGGCTAATTTTTGATAACGTAATCAAAACTTTACTTGCTGTTGCCATATTTTATTTTTTTTCTTGTGATTTTATTTTGCGTTCTTGTTCCAACAATTGTTTTGTTGGTTTTTTACCTGAACCTTTGTTTGCCCGAATATTATCCCAAAGTCCACGCCTGGAATAACTTCCGTCTTTTCTTTTTAACATTACGTCTTTAGGGCTGTGCTTCATTTTCAATTGGTTGTTGTTGTTCCATTTCAGCTTGTTGCTGTTGTTCTTGTATTGACTGCTGAATTTGTTGGTTTTCTAATTCAACAGGTACTTGAAAGTTTTGCACCACACTTGCTACCACGCCTTTCAATTCCTCTGGTATAGAAACTTGTATTTTAGCCAAATCAAACAATCCTTGAATAACCAATTCTTTTTGCTTGGATTCGGACTTTTTCTTTTCAATCATCTCGTCTGCTTGTGCCTTTAACTGAATACTTTGCTGATTTGCTTGGTTATTCATTTCGGCATTTTGCTGTGCCTTTTGCTGCTCAAATTTAATATATCTTTTTTGACCTTGTCTAAAATACATCTCTGCCAATTGCACATTTTCTTTTGCAATACGCATTATCTTGAACGGGTCTAAATATACTGTAAGCAAAGGAGTTGAACTTATCGCATTATTCATCATCGCTTCCAGTTTGTCAATTTCAAATTGGGTTGGCAGCATTTCTACCTTTGCTAAAAAGTTTCTTCCTCTTGTATCTTCTTCGCTAAACATTTCCCGGTACGCCTTTCCAGCCATTGTAACGGAAGTATTTAACAAACAAGCTATTTTTCTTGATGTATCTTCCATTAAATACAAAAAAGCATCGTAAACGTAACCTGTTGAATTGTTGCTTAATTGTTTTGAAGATTCTATGTTTTGAACCGCTACTCTTGGTGTTGCGGCTTGTTGAAGAAGATTCGGGTCGTCTCCAAGTTCATCTTTTAGAACTTGGTAGTGAAATTGATACAACTGAATAAGCGCCTGTAATTGAGGTGCAAATCCAGAATTTGAAAGTTCTTTAATAGGAATTGGAATTGGCTGACCTTCGGCATCTCTACCACGATAATAAAGCTTACCTGTTTGTTCCCATATCTTTTGAACATCCATTGGTTTTGAGAAATCACCCAATCCCAAATCAAGTTCTTGCATAGCATCAACGTCAATAGCTGCTCCAGACGGAACCATCTTGGCTACAAGTTGCTGAATTTTCAACCTTGCCAAAATCATTTGTTCTATTGGTTCTTCAATCTTTTCTGCTATGGATACGTTTCGCATATCCTGCTGTTGGTACATATAAAACGAATACGAAAACTCCACATTACCGATTTCTTTCGGGTCTTGTGGTCTAATCATATTCTTTTTTATGTTCCACTTTATCATTTTTCTTGCCGTAGGACAATAAACTCCTTCGTATATGTTCCACTTTTTTTCTTCAAGATACTCTTGGTTATCATCAAGTTTTTCTGGCTTTTGCCCTTTTCTGATAATAGTAGAATTGTTCTTTTTCGTTTTGGTTACAATGTATCCATTTGAATCAAAAGATTTGATTTCAAAACACATTATATCTACGTTGAACTCATCATAGGGTCTTAAATAAGCTACATTCCAGTCTTGCATCCATTTTATCTTGTCTGTAAGCTGGTAGTCTTTTGAATATTTAGCAATCTCAAATATTTCTTCTTCTGTAAGTGTTCCTCCGTATTGCTTTCCGTACTTTGCTCTTAATTCGCTTATTTTTATTGACTTTATTTGCCCCCTGTAAGTAGTATCTCTAAAATCCGGGTAGTCCGAATAAGAATAAAATGCGTTTTCTGGTCTTATCCAATCAACATGAATTTCTCCTTCTTCATCCATCCAAGTATAAGTTCCAATAAGTCCTGTTGTTGCCGAATCGTGCAATATCTTTTCTTTCAAAACTGTGTACCACCCACAAGCACTCAATACATTATTGCAGCCAAGACTGAACTTTATTTCTTCTGGAAGGTTGTTAAACTCAATTACCCATCTGTCTAATTCATCTTTATCTTCCGCTACAAACTGACCTTGCGGAATCATTGGAACGCCAGACTGCTCCGATATCTCTTGTAATACTTCTTTATTTTGGAAATAATACTCTGCTTCATCTGCTTTTTCTTTCTTTTTGGCTATGCTCATAGCGTCTACAGCCGTAATTTTTACCCTTTCGCTTCTTGTCATCCATTGACCTACAAGGCGTGATATAATTGTATTGCCTATCAATATTGGCTTCCAATTTATATTCACATAATTGCTTTTACCATTCATCTCTAACCTATCCAAATACACAGACATATCTATTTTTCCTGTCGCTATTTGTCTGTTTTTTTTGAATCGGTTATTGCGAATCCAAAAGTATGTTTGATTGCCGTATAGTGTAGAGTAAATGCTTTCGGCTACCTTTTTACCAAATGAAATATCGGATTTGGAGGCAACATTAGTGGTAAGCTGAAAATCTTTTAATGGTTGACCTGAATATGTAGGTTCGCTATTCAACTTTTGTTAAATTTATATTCAAATATAGTTAGAATAAAAACTATACAAAAAAATTAAATTTTTTTAATTAATTAACTGAGGAATGTAAGTCTTAACCATTGGTTCTTTTTTTGGCTTTGGAGGTACAGGTTCAAGTATTAAAACAAGCATCATTAAAAAAGAAACTGTTATGTCAAATTTAGTTCTGTCATTGGGGTCGTATTTTTTAGCATCGGTCAACAATTCAATAAAGTCAATTTTGTCTGCGTGGTATTCAAAATACATAATACCAACATCGTTTTGCTTTGTTAAACTAAACGGAGTAGTAGGAAATCCCCTAAATCTTTCTGCATCTCTTTTATTTGGGTCTATTACGGAAGCCGGGTAAAGCCCAAGATAAAGCATTCGTGACCTATCCTTAAAATAAGAGTAGTAGTCGTCAGAATTATGCTCATACCACACTTTATACCCATAAAATTCTGCAGCCAACAACACTTGTTCGTGTAGTGTTTCCTTTACAGACGGTCTGCCATAAAGCCAACCTATTGCTTTGCCTGTGTTTTTGGCATCAGACATATTCCATCTTCTACCTATCCAGGCACTTGCCTTTGAACCAAATTTACCGCCCTGAGAGTTTGAGTATCCGTCTACTGCTATTACGCCATCGTGAGTTCTTGCTGGTTTTTTTTGCTTTTGCTCTATGGTGTATTTGTTTTGGTCTTTTTCTTCTGGAAGTTGGGTTATTAACCAATGAAATTCTTCATCGTTTTTGGCTTGTCTCCATTTTACTTTTTGGTCTAAATCTCTGTAAAAAAGTACCTTTCTTTTAATTATCGGGTTTTCTTTTAATTCTTGTTCCCTTTTAGCAATATTAATTACGTTGAAAATGCAATCATCGGCATCTATGCTAAATGCTTCCTCTATTGTTAGCGGCTCTTTCCTTATCCTTGCAGATAATGCTCTTGGGTTGTTTTTAACAGCTTTTCTTTCAAGAAGAATTGTTTGAAGGGTTTTTTCTTCATCGGGATAGCCGTATTTATTAAAATTCCTTGTTCTTTTGGCAGACATAAAGAAACGATAAAGCCCACTGCTTGTTTCTCCGTTTTCTTGTCTTTTTTCTTGGTCGGATTCATCCCATAACAATTTGAAAGCATCTTGTATTCCGTTGTTATCGGTATCAAGTTTTTCAACTGTGGTTGTGTACAGGGCTTTTCCTATAATCTTTCCTTCATCATCTTTTAAGCAATAGCGTACTACTTCGTGCCTGTCATAAACATTTGCTTCTGTGGTTTTTCCGCACTCGTCTGCAACGTATCTATGTATTTTTTGACCATCGTAAGCTGTTTCATCGGAACTTTGCCAGTCAATAGCGCTCCCCAATTCATCTTTATCTACATTTTCTTCGGCTTTTTTACCTCTTACGTTTGTTTTTTGGAAACGCATTTCTGTTCTTGGGTTCACGCCCAAGCTTGTGTCGTATTCTGGTCTGAAAAATTTAGGAAGCCGCCTAAATGGATTTACAACAGTTTTAGAAAAAAACTTCTTGGCATCTCCTCCTGTTTTGGACTGAATACCTGCAAATGTCATTTTTGTTCTTGTGATATATTCCATTAAGAATATACCTGCAAAAAATGATTTACCAAAACGTCTTTTTGTTACTTCAACCATTCCAAGACACAAATCATCTTCTATGCAATACTCAATAAAATATGATTTTTCTAAATCGGGCATACGAAACTTTGGATAGCCAACGTCTATTGACCACCATTGCATATAAAGGTAATGCAGCCCGGTAATGTATGTAGGAACTCCGTTGTTAGCAAACCAAAATCCATTTAATCTCCTATCCCATTCTTGTTTTTTGTATTCTTCAAGTCTTTCATCGTAAAAATCTGCATCTGTTTCTTTCTTGTGCTTATCGTAATTCTCCCAATCCTTCATTACTTGAAAATACCAATTGGGTTCTTTTATCCTTTCCCAATATTGCTCTTCCTTTTTAGGAGAACGTTGATAAACTCCTCTGTATTCAAGTTGCTTTGTAAAAAAATTAAACACATATCCTGCTGGGGGGATATTGCAAATTAGCCCTTGAATATTTACCGATGTGCCATTTTCGTATGGGGTAATCATCTTTGACCAGCTTTATTTCCGTATATGTCTGCAATATTTTCTGCTGTTAGCGGAGACTTCTTTTCCTTTTTTTCCTTTTCTGGTTGTTCTTCTTTATTTACGGACATTTTTAATATCTGTATGCTTTCGGATATTGTTTTTGCATCAGTCCAAACGGCTTTAATTCTTTCAAATGCTTTAGAATTTTTATCATCAATATCTATGTCTTGTAATTTGTATTTATTCAACAAATCAGCCATTTCGTTTGCCTTTCTTTGCAAGGCATTAAAAAGCTTTTCAATTCCGTCTTTTTCGTAAGAATCAAGCTTGTTTGAAAGAATAGTATTTTCCTCTTTCAAGTTCTTGATTACGGCTAAAAGTTCTTGCTCTTTACTCATAAATTAATTTTGCATCGTTTGGATTAATACCTATCAACAATTTGCATTTGGTCAATTTATTTGTAGCATCGTGGTCTATGGCTACAACCTCGCTTCTTTCACCCGAATTTCTTATTCTTATAATTCTGTTTTCCTTGCCGTTTTTGTCTTGAAATATGAGTTCGTAATCGGCAAATTTCAATGTGTTTACAACCGAACCTGCATATTCCCCCTGCGTAACGTATATTTTATTTTTTATCAAAGTAGGTTGAATCCCTTTTATTTTACCCTTGTATGGCTGAAACAATCTGTATCCCAAAGAAAATCCATCAAAGGGCTTCCAGGTTTTATCAAAATAAACATAACATTCGTCAACAGGAACGGAGTATATGCCGCAAAGTGGCTTGTGCTGGTAATTAAATACTTTGTTGGTATCGTGGGTAGAATTGTGGTGAACAATTATTTCTGTTCCCTTTTTAAGACCCCCTCCGCTTATTACAATACCATTTACAGGGTTTGTGTATCTGCCGTTAAAGTTGTCGTAACCTCTTTCAATTCTTATTTTTTGACCAGAATCAAAAGTGTGTGAGTTTTTGTACTCCAAATCTACCTCAATAATTATCTTGCCTTCTGGTGCTATTAAATTACCTTTTTTCATCTTGACAATTTTTCTAAATAATACTCAAGTGCTTGTTGGTGGTAAAAATCATATCCATCTTTTCCATTCGGTATTACATTGGGCAATACGGGTGATAATTCAAGCAATCTTGGTATTTTCATACTTTCAGCTAACTGATAGCAAAAAGATTGATTACCCAAGAAAAACTTGCACGACTTCAAATATACTGCTAATTCCTTAAAATTGTTAAATTTCTTCAATGGTATATCCAGCCCCCAATGCTTACAAAAATGTGCGTGTTCTTCTGGCAAACCAAGAAATACTATGTTTTTATATTGCTTTAAGATATTGTAGTCTGCCAAAGTGTTCCTGTATCTGAAAGTAAAGTTTATTGCAATTACATCGGATTGACCGAAAACGTCAAGTTTTTTTGGGTATATCCAAGCATTTGAAAGGTCACAAGCCATTTGTGGATAAATGTAAAATATCCACCTGTTTATTGAACCTCTTGGTTGATTGGTAAAAACCTCCATTCGTGCCTTGTCAAGGTCTATTGAATATTCTTGCCCGGTGTATACTTCAAATAATTCTACATACTCTTGGGCTTCAATTAGTGGTTTTAGCATATCAAACATATACCTATTCATCATTACATCATCGCCTATTTCATCTTGAAAAGGGTTAATTGCGCCTTCGTATTTTATGGCAGCAACGTCTAATCTTTGGTAAATTATTGCTTTGGTATTTTGAGATTCGCACAGGTGTTTAATTCCTGCCATCATAGCAATTAAATCACCTGCAGGAGAAGAAGTTTTTATTTTTAGCATAGGTTTTAATTTTTTTTACTATTATTTTGAACAGCCAATCAATCATTAACAATTAAAACAATCAAAAAATGGCAAACAATCACTTCCTCGCTTCTGTTTATGCAAGCAGAAAGGGAAACAGCGCCCCTCGTGCTTTAAACAATCCGCTGGGCATCCCCGCTACTGCTGGAGTGCAAGTATCGTTACCCTCTGCAGGTTGCGTTATTTCGCCCTTGACGGCTATTCAAGTATTTAACGGAGCAAACACTCAAACATTAATTGAAGTGTTGCCAACCGGCTTGAACCAGCCATCCACTTTTTATTTCAGTTCAGAAACCGTTTCGGCTTTGTCTACCAAAGCAGTTTAATCTTAGAACTGATAAGTTTAAAGCCCCCACTTGTTGGGGGTTTTTTATTTGTTTTTCTTTATGGAATCAAAGTAATGTAACTCCCAAGATATCCAATTTAATATTTCTGATGGCAATTTTAAAATAAAATAAATAATTGCAATAGGTATTAAAATAATACCAAAAAAAACAAATTCAAAATATTCAAATAATCTTTGCTTCATAAATTGGTTAAAATTGATAAAACTCATTTTGGCCATAAATGGGTTCTGACTTATGCCATTCCCCGTTAACGCAGCTATAAACTATTTTGAATACACGCCTTTCGGGATTTTGCGGAATCTCACCACTCCATATTCTATTTATTCTGTGTTGCACATAAATCATTTCTATTGAGTGACCCGTATCTATGACATCAACCCTAAAGGGTTCACTCCATGACGTAAATGAATCTATACTACCTGTCCAAGTAATATTTGTGTGTACTGCTGCTGCGTTTGTTGTTGTAACTGACTGCATTTGTCCTATTTTTGCTAATTCTTTACTATCTATTTTCATGGTCTTTGTTTTATCCAATTTTTCATAAATTTTGGATGGGTTACTGAAATTGGTTTCAAATCTTTTGCCGGGCCAAACCACAAATCGGGGTTAAATACTTCACATTCATCTAATTTTTTATCATAATCAATCATTCCAAACACACCTTGTTGCATATTAATAATTTTGGATTTCATTACTTCTTTTTTTCTTACAAATCCGTAATGCACCAATACAATATCATCGCAAAATTCTACTTCGTGTGATGTATTTAAGCCAAGAGATTCGGCATCATCGTATGCTCTAAAGTTTGACCTTGCAAGTCTTAATACTTGCGTGTTGCAGGGTTGTCTTTCGTGTGGAACATTAAGTTCAAAATCTGGTGTTTTCCAAAGATTGACTCTTCTTATAATTGCCGCTTCGCCCCCTTTTTCTATAAACCTTCTTATTGCAGAATAACTGCTTTCGTGAACAACTTCATCTGCTTGACAAGAAAGTATGTACGGGAAACCAAGTCTATCTGCGTGTTGGATTGCTATATTGGTTATGTAGGATAACCTATGCTTATCTGGGTACAAATTCCAATCCGATTCTTTTAATTGAATGATATAAATGTTTGGATTGTTTAATTTGGTTAATATATCCAATGTTCCATCTTCGCTTTCTACATAAGCAACTATTACAGCATCGCATACTTCAAGCATAGAGTTGATTGATTCCTCAAAACAATAATCGTATTTGATTGCGTTCTTTACTATTTGTATTCCTGCAAGTTTCATAATTAATTTATTTTATAAGCAAATATTGCACCCTTGTTTAATTCGGGATGAAAGTTTGGAAAGATTATGCACGAATAACCCATTTTTTCAAAGTCCTTTTCAGTCCATCCGCTTTTATGAGTATCCGGGTGGGTAGAGTTTTCATCAACCATATAATCTCCATAAGGGGTAAAAATTATTGATGTTTTTGATTTTGCTTTTATTAGTTCAAGCAAATAATCTCCGTCTTTTTTGCTTAAATGCTCTATTCCATCGGAGCAAATAATGGCATCAAAAGTGTACGATTTTTCTAAATACTCAATAGCATCTTGTTCTACAAATTCATCGGTATTTCTTAATGGAAAATCAAGTCCACGATTTTGTATATCTACAAACGTAATGCTTTGGAAGTCCAGTAAAGGCGTGTGCGGTGCTTTGTGGCACATTAAATCAAGCAAACTTAAGTTTGGTCTACCTTTAAGTATATCATTTACCACTTCAAGCCATAAATCACCACTACCTTCATCGTTTCTATAACTTTTCATGGGCTTTTTTTATCTTTTTTTTCTTTTCTGTTTTTTTAAGATAAGCAACATAAAATCCATTCCACCAACTATCGTTGTCGTGACTTCCCTTTGATTTTAGATATTTTTCAAACAAAATTTCATATCCAGCTTCTTCAATGCCTGCTGCTGTGCCTTTTTGAACTTCATCCCAATCAAAATCATCACAAATGAAAACAAATTCATCTGCAAGTACCGGCTTGTAAAATGTCAATGCTCTTTTTTGGCTTTCTTCGCTATGGTCTCCGTCATACAAATACAAATCAATGTCGGAGGGGATTTCTTTGAGAACTTCTGGATTGAAAGAATCAGAGTGTATCAAATTAAACTTTGTAGAACCTGGCAGAAACTTGCTTGACCAATGTAAAAAATCATCTTTTGCGCCTTCATTAGCTGTTACATCTGATACAAAGCTATCAATAGCGGTTGCCGTTTCTAAATTTACATTTCCACCAACAGAAGCGGTAAATGTTCCTCCCCTGTGAACACCTACTTCAAGATACCTTGTACCAAGTTTTCCCAAGCTATTAAGCAAGTGCCTAATTCTTAAAGAAGTCAATGCAGGAACTTGATATTGTTCTGCAGGTAAACTTGAAACTAATTGGTCTGCGTTTTCCAATGCTAATTGAATAAACTCAATTTTTTCTTTTGGTTTCATTTGATTTTGTTTATGATGTTAAATATATCTACATACGAAAAGTCCGAGCAAGGTGGTTCGTTTTCGTTTACTACACATTTTTTGCCCGTACAACCAACTATATCGTGCCAACAAAGAGGGGTATCGCAAGATTTTTTGTTTATCCAATGTATGTTCGACATATCGGGGTGAATCAATTTCAAATCCACAGAACCAGAGAATATAAATGAAGTTACTCCAAAAGCAACTGCTATATGAGATATTCCCGAATCAATGCCAATAAAATAATCAGCGCCGCCAACTACATATTTCAAAAAGTCAAGCGATTTTGTGCTTATTTGAAATGCGCCATAAATTGTTTCTTGTGTAGTGCCGACTTGAATAACCAAATACCCTTTGCTTTTTAACCAATGCACTAACTCTTTAAAGTTAAAGTTTCTTATATTTCTGTATGGCTGCTCTCTTGTGTCGTTGTGTATTACAACGTATTTTTTGAATAGTTTATTGTTCTTTACATCTGGATAATACAAACTTGGGGCTTTTAACTCTGCTTTTTTAACTCCGGCAAAGGAAAAGTATGAACTTAAATGCAATTCTTTTGGAAATGATTCATAAGACATATCAAGATTAAAGTACTTGTGCGGAATTGAAGTGTCAAAGTTTTCGTAAAAAACAACAGGAAAATGGTGTCTATAAAATAATTCATAAAACACAGGAGTTGTTTTTAATACAACTTCATATCCTGCATTATAATAATGCGCCAAAACAGGTTCAACACCAATAACATCACCCATAGCACCCATTCTTTGTATTACAACAACGGGTCTGTATGGCTTGTGGTGAAATCCATGAAATCCAAATGTGTTGTTTTTTGGCTTTATCAATTCAAAAGAAAACCTTTCAGCAACTTCATCCGGCGCCCAAACAAATGAATATTTTTCCTCCAAATACCTTCTGTATATTCTGCAAATAGAAACATCTTCTGGAGTAAGTATTTCAATAGTATCATCTATCCCAATAATTTCAAGCAATCTAAAAGACCGCCAAGAAAAACCTCCATTTCCGTTGTTTAGACCGTCTCTTTCTGACCACAAAGCCCCGCAATAATCATAATTGTAAAGAGATTTGTCAAAAAGTTTTCCGTTTAGGACATATCCATCGTGCTGAATTATCAATACAAACCCAGTTGTTATGTACTTGTATAATTCTTTAATAACAAATCTGCTGTAATCGTCTACCGAATTTATTTCATTTACCACTATAGTTTCCACTCCATCGACTTCTACATCAGTATTGGTAAAAAATAATGCTTTGTCTGGTTGAACTTCTTGTAATGTTTTTCTTAATGCTATAATTGCTTCACCTACATTATAAGTATCAATACATACTACTGTTACGTCTTTTAGTATCATAATTCAGGTTTATAATTTTTCTCAAACCAATGCTCATCAATAGTTATTGTAGGATACTTTTTCTTTAACCATTCACAAGACTTAATCCAAGAATTTAAAAATATAGCGTAAACTTCATTGTATTTTTCTGGTGTATCAATGTATGTAAAAACCAACTGAATAAAGTTTTCGTTTATTGGTTTTAAGTGCTTATACACCTTGAAAGCATTTTGTTCAAAGTGCCTTCTTTGCTCTCTGTTGAGTGTTTGTTCAAATCTTATTGCATCAGACATTTGGAGAAGATACGTTTGGAGATGTGATTAATGAAAATACAGAAATTCTTACATGAAGCTGGGCTTGAATTTCCCCATCATCTTTTTTATATGTTTTTGTTTCCGGCTTTCCTTCAATGTAACAAGTGCAACCTTTTTTAATGTACTTAACAAGTTCTGTTTTTTCAGTCCACCAAGCACAATGTATCCAAGTTGTTTTGTCTACATAATCACCATCGCTGTTTTTGTACCTTTCGTTGTGAGCGACATTAAAATTAATAACTGTTTTTCCGTTCACTTGATTTACTACAGCATCTTTACCGACTTTTGCTATACATTCAATTTTCATCATAACTAAAATAAATTTTCGCTTGTTTGTGTTTGTGTATTATATGGTTGTTGATTATCTTCAAAGTTAAAATTAATTTTTTGGTCTTGTAAAATTTTTTGCATAGGGTCAACAGCATTGAAAAGAAATCTTCTCTTTTTGAATAGCATTTCAAATATGAAAAAGCCCTTTTTACCTACAATCTTTTGCCTTCTGATTTTTTTGCTATGAAATTCACAAGTTGGGTTCTGCGGGTCTGTTTGTGCAAATGGTCTGTGATATATCAAAATATTATCCATTTTGTTGTTCCACATAGCCCCGTCTGTCAAGTCAAATACATCCGGGCAGGGATAGTTCCCGTCTCCAGCTTTGGTCATTTGTCTTGGGTGTGCAATTATCCAAAAGAACACATTGTTTATTTGAGCAAATCTTGAAAATACCGAAAGCACCCATTCCAGGTACTTGTCCGTTCTGCCAAACTTTTGATATTCGTTTGTAAGCTGGTTAAAGGGGTCAATATCGCAACCATCAATGTTTTCCTTAATAATAAGTTCCAAAAATACCTCCATTACATATTGGGGAGTTGGGCTTACATCTTTTGGATAAACATAGAAAATATGCTTACAAACAAGGTCATAGACATATTCGTAGGTTTCTCTTGAAGGTCTGTTTGGATTATTTGGTGAACAATCGCACCCGAGTATAATTTCAACGTAATCGTGGTAGTATTCTTCTGGTGGGTTATCTTCCGGGGCGAAAGAAGCAAACTTTTCTCCGTACATCAACATTCTCATAGCTTGATACCACTTCTTGAAAGAACTTTTGCCATAGTTTCCGATACCTGATAGCAAAGTTATTTCCCCTCTTTTTGGCTTAAATCTTTCATCAAGTTCTGGTATGCTTACCCCTCCAATTTGTGCATATCCTTCATCATATATTCTTAATGCTTGTTCTTTTACATCAATCCCATAAACAACGTCTTTCAGTTTCAGCCCATCATCATAAACGGTATCATCTACGGGTATTTCGCTTTTGGTAACCTTGTCTGTAAGAACTTCCTTGTCAAAAAATGCCGTTCCAAAATTGGAATTATTTGCTTTGTACGCTGACTTTATTGCCCTCTCCGCTTCGCTATTTGTAAAATCGGAGTTAGTTACAAACTCATAATTAATTAAATTAATCGCTTTTGATTGCTCAATTCCAAACCTGCAACAAGCGGAAGCAAGTTTGAAAATGAAGTTGTTTCTCTCCCCTGTTACAAAAGCATCGTTTTTATTGGAAAGCCAAGTTAATATTTTCTTAAATATCTGCTCATCTTCTTGCGTTCTTTCGTATGTTACTTGCTTTTCGGTCTTTTTTACTTTGGTAAATACCTTTGCTTCTGCGTTTATGTAAATCTCCGGGTCAAAACTTTCGTAACATACCCTTGATACGTTTATTCCAGACCTGTCTATTTCTGGAAAAACATCTTGCAACGCTTGGAAATGTTCCCTGTGTTTTTTTGGTGAAGCTATCTTAACAAGTGCCTTTAATCCTTTTCCAGACGGAGATACCCAACAAGCGTAAACAAATTCTTGGGATATTATTTCCGTCTGCTTTTCTCTGATTTCAAAGACATCATCAAAATCTAAAACTATAAAGCCGCTATGCTGAATTAATTGGTTATCAGTCCTATCGTTGCCAAATTTACCCGAAAAACAAACGGAAGGAAGGTTTAATTTTAACTTGTTCGCCTTATCCTTGTCTATCGTATTTCGTATCTCGTTTACCGTTTTTTCACTTTTCCCTGATTTTATCCGATTTAATGCTTCTTCAACTGAAACGTAAAAAGGTTCTTTGCTAAAAATGTTCTTAAAAATCGTTACCATTATATTAGAATTAAATTAACTATTTGAAATAAAGCCCAAAATTCAATTATTTTTATACGGGTGGTATCATTGTACTGTTTTTCATTTTAAATCGAAATTTGCCATGTTTCCTATTGAATGGCGATATGTTTTAGTATTCGGACACAGGTTTAAAGTTCAATCTTGCCTTTTGAAGGTCGTTTTCGTATTTTTTTTGCTGCGGTTTTGGAATTTCCATCGGTTTGAGGTAGGGAATAATGTTTTTAATTTTCAATTTTGGGTTTTTGATTTGTTTCCCATGTCCATCTTTCCATTCGCTTTCTTGCCAAGTTTCAAGTTTTGTTCTCAGCGAATATTCGTACTTGCTAAAGTCCAAATTTAGCTTTTCAATTTCGGCTTTTCCAAACGCAAGCAAATCATCAAAATTGAATTTTTGGACAAAATGTGTATTATTTGTTTTTTGTTTAAGTAGAGTATTAGTATTATGTAGAGTATTAGTATTAAGTATAGTATTATATTCTCTTGGTACTTTTGTACCATACCCCTCTGGTACGATTGTACCATACCCCTGTGGTAGCTGGTGTACCATACCCCCCTTGTTCTTTTGAACCATACCCCCCTTGTTAAATTGCATTGTTATTCGGATAACTCTTTTTTCAATTTCTTTTGAATTTTCCTTGTAAAAAAATTCAGTCTTTAAATATCCTTTTTTTTCTAAATCGCAAATCAATTTTGACACATAATTAGAGGACTTATTCATACCCAAAATGGATGAAAAATACTCATTTGTGGCATAACATTCATCATCAATGTTTGTCAAGTTGCTTATTAAACCAAGTAATATCTTCTGGTTTGGATTAATATCCTTTGCCATCAACACCTTTGCGTGAATAACGACTGCCCAATTTTGCTGAATTTCACTCATAATTTTACTTTTAATATTTTTTCAATTAATTTAATTTCGTAATCGTGAAACTTATCCAGCCCGTTTTTTTTCCTTGAAAAAGCGGAATCGGACATTTTTACTCCGCTTTCTCTCATTTTTTGCAAAATCCAAGTTTGCGTTCTGCCGTCTTTTGCCCGGTCAATTTTTTCCTTCAATGTCAAATTTTCCATATAATTTTAATTTTTTAAGAGGAACAAATATAGATTAAAATAATTCTCTTCAAAATTTTTTTTGTTTACTTAATTTAATTACTTTTGTTCTATGAACAGCACAATAATTCGTAAAAAAAAGCGTTGTATTACCTGTTTTGATATGACTTATATTTTTAGCAAGGGTAGATGTAAAAGTTGTGCGACCATTGAAGATACACAAAAAAGAATTGAAGATTATGAAGATAGTGATGATAGGGAAAGTTTTCAAAATCTTGTATCAGATTTAGACCAAATATTTTCAGTTTACATTAGAATAAAGTACGCTGATGTAAGTGGAATGGTAGAATGTTTTACTTCCGGGAAAAAGTACCATTGGAAGCAAATTCAATGTGGACATTTTATATCCAGAAGCAATTTATCTACAAGGTGGTTGGAATTGAACTGTAGACCGCAAAGCGAACACGATAATTGTATGCTCAACGGGAACTTGTTAGTATTTGAAAAAAAGCTGAATGAAGAAAAAAGCGGAACAGTAGATTATTTAAGAGAAATATCAAGACAAATATCTAAACCAACTATCAGTGAGCTTAAATCTTTGATTATTGAATATAGGTCAAAGGTGAATCAAGCAAAAAAGAAGTTTTTGCAGGGATAATCTCTGATAAGTTGGTTGTTTAGGTCAGGTGGCGGAATTGGTAGACGCTGAATTGCTTAACAGTAAAAAGTTCGATAACCCCGAGCTAAATGGTTAAGTAGATAATACGAAAGGTATCGTATACAGGTTCGAATCCTGTCCTGACTACAAAATAATTTTAATTTAATTAAATAAATTAATTAAATTTACAAAAAAAATCGCTATGGCAAAAAAATCATTGGCATTTATTCTTCAAAATTTAGAAGTAAACGAATCCGTTGAAGTAAACTACGGCTATATGGTAGTTATGGTAACTGTCAGCCGGGTAAAAAAAGAGTTTGGTAATTCAGACAAGAAGTTTGGTGTTTTGAAGGTTGATGAAAAAGTTACAAGCGTTAAGCGACTGAAGTAATCTGGTGTAAGTTTTAAGGTGTATTTTTTAACTTTTAATATTTTTCTATGACTGTACAAGAGTATGCAAGTAATTTAATTGGCTTTGGAATAAATTCTCCTCAACACAAAGATTGGATTAAAACAAAGAAGTCAGAAGTAACAGGTACTGAATATCAGTTTAACGACATTGAATTAATTGAAGATTTGATGGATTATTTCTTTCAATGGAATTATCGTATTGTTGACACCCAAATAGTCAGCGATAAAGTGGGCTTTTCTGTTACCGTTACGGTTGAATTATCATATTTGAAAAAAGCTACAGATAATTTTTGCAAAAGCAGTGCTGTTTACGGAATAGCAAGTGAATATGCTGCCAACACAAAGCAATTAACATTGATTACTCCAAAAGCCGCTTCTATGGCTTTTAAAAATGCAGCAAAGAAAATAGGAAAAGTATTTGGCAAGGACTTAAACAGGGGAATAGAAAACAACGAATTGCCTGTAGTTCAAGTAGAAAAAGAATCAAAGAAAACTACTAAAGAAAAGATTTTAGAGCAGATTAGCAAATGCACAACTGTTGATGAGTTGGAAACATACAAGTTGCTTTGCTTGTCAGATGCGGATTTGAAAAGTGCGTATCACGAAAAAATAAAAATAATAAATAAATACAGAAATATATAATATGTTTGATAACGTTAAAATAAGATGTTCTTCTTTGGGTAAATTAATGACAGAACCCAAAAGTGTAGCAGACAAAAACGCTGGGGCTTTGTCCGAAACAGCTAAAACAATGCTTATAGAAGTTTATGCAAAAGCGGTGTATGGTAGGGAAAAAGAAGTACAATCAAAGCCAATGAAAAAGGGCGTATTGGTAGAAGATGATTCTATTGCCTTGCTTTCCAGGCACGATGGTGTGCTTTATCAAAAGAATGAAATTAGGCAGGAAAACGAATTTATAGGCGGCACTCCAGACATCATAACAGATGAATTAGTAATAGACATAAAATCTTCATACGATATATGGACATTTCTTGCCAATGTAGATTCAAAGATAGATAAGGGTTATTGGTGGCAATTACAGGGATATATGATGTTGACCAAGAGGAGAAAAGCATCTTTGGTGTATTGTTTATCAAATATGCCAGACCACATGGTTGAAACGGAAAAATATTATTTGCTGAAAAGATTAGATGTTATTTCGGAGGAAAGTCCAGAATACTTAATTGAAGCAGCGAAATTGGAAAGAATGCTAAAATACGATGATATACCCGTAAATGAAAGGGTAATTAAGTACGATATAGATTTTGATGATAGTGTAGTTGAATTGGTAGAATCAAAGGTAAAAACGGCAAGGGAATATCTTAAGTTGTTTCATAAAAAAAGAGGGCTATGACAAAAACATCTCCACCAGACAATCAAGGCAATTACTTTATAGTTGAAGAAACTCCCGGATATTCTTCCATAGCATTAAAATTGGCTACCGAAAGCCACGCAAGAACTATTGGCAAAATATTCCACAAGGAAAGATACCTGCAGATAAAAAGAATAAGGTCAAAGCATTTGTTTCAAAAGAACTTAAGCTATGGATTTAATGAGCATTTGATAAAAAACGCCACCAAATTTGACAACGTATTGCTAATTGATGATTACGGAGAAAGATTAGTTCCTGTTTCTGTAATTATATCAAGCGGAAGTTATTTGCATTTTAAGCAGGAGGGATTTGAGAGGCAGTTGTTTGTTAAATTGAAAAAGCTGGATGAATATTTGTTAAAAAATGAAAATAAATTGTCTTTATTTTAACTAAAACAGAAATAACATGGCACAACAGAACAACAAATACGCCCCTTACATACTTTCTACAATTGGTTATATTTTTATTGTAATGTTTGTATTAGGTGATAAGGAAACAACTGTATCAGATAGGTCTTTTATTGTTTATTTTTGGATGATATGGATGGGTATTACAATTATTATATTAAACATTAAAAATCTTTATTAACATGGCACAACAGACGGCAGTAGAGTTTTTTTGGAATCTATTACCATTTACAGTAGATACAGAAACTGGAGTTAAATTGTTGAGAGCATTTGAACAAGCCAAAGAAATGGAAAAAGAGCAGCATTCCGATACTTGGATTGATAGTAGAGTATTTGACAAAGGAGACGATTATATTGGTAAAACAAAATCATTCGACCAATACTACAACGAAACCTACGGCAAATGATACATCAATTAAATCCAACCATAGATGTTAAAACACCATTAGGAGATGGAGAAGCTATTTTTTTAATAGATTATGGGGTAAATACAAATACGGTCTGGGTTTGCCGGATGAATGGAGGAGAAGTAAAACACTTTTGGTCAGACGACATAAAAATATACGGCAACCCAATGAACGGAAAAGGGTGGGATGTTGACAATGATTCGGAAATCCCGAATTACTTACCAAAGCCATAGTTTTTTAATATGTTAATTAATGCTGTTTCGTGCTTTTGTGGGATTTTTTTCATTTTTAAGTATTTGTCAAAGTTCGCCCTGTTTATTTCGGCTTCTCTACAAAGACCGGAAATGTTTATTAAGGGGTGAGCATTTAACCAATCTACAATGTTTTCGTTATTTTTTTCTTCTTTAGGAACTTGGGAAGGTACTGGACTTTTTTCGTACTCGCTTTCCTTTGATTTTTTGAATAAAATTTCTCTTGCCATATTATATAAAATTTTAGTACTCAAAAATAGGTAAAACTAAAATATTAGTACCAAAAAATTAGTATTTTTATCTAAAATACTATTATTTTACTACTAATATTTTATACCAAATAAATAGCATTAATTTTAACTTTCTCAATATAAGCCCCAAATTTCGCCTCAAATTGAAAAATAGTATAAATACCTCACTAAAATATTATCTGCCAAATTTGCCCTGTTTCTGTTGATTTACCAAGAATCAAGAGACTAAACCCATAACCCCCCTACCAAAACACAAACACAATGCAACCCACCACCACACCCAAAACACCGACAAGCAAACCACAACCACGACCAGCCCCAAACCCACACCACGCAAGACGACACGCAGATAAATGCACGAAAAAAAGGCACCCAAAAAAATGCACCCCCCCCAGTGCAAGAAACCCGAAACCCCAAAATTTGCCAATCGCCAAAATCATAACGGGCGGCTTTAAAACGTTCTGGCGCACTTAAAAATTTTGAAAATTTAGTTTATTTAAAATTTTGTGATTAATTAAGGTGTTGATATGGCTTTGTTTTGGTAATTTGGTGGAAATCTTTTGGAAATGCCGTATAAAAGTGAAGCCCAGCGCAAATACTTCCACGCTAATAGGGCAAAATTGGAAATGCAGGGCGTAAATGTATCGGAATGGGATAAAGCTTCAAAAGGCAAGAAACTGCCTAAAAAAGCCCCTAAATTGCAAGTAATGAAAAAGTCAAAGTAATGCCTGGAATAGTCAAATTAATCGAAAGCAATGGCAAAAATGCCAAATTACTGCAGACCAGAGTTTACAAAGACAGCAAAGAAATAAGGTCGGTATTCGAAAACCTCAATGATTTTGTCGCAAAGCATAAAAAACCCGGGAAAGTTTATTATTTCAGCATAAAAACTTCGGAATAAGGAAATAATTAAGTATAATTGCAAAAAATTACTTTAATTATGGACTTGACACCTAAATCAGTACAAATCTGCTGCACTGTTTCCCTTGAAACCAAAGCACAATTAATGGAATTGGCAGTAAAATCCAACAGAACATTAAGTCAAATGGCTTCCCAAGTTATTGCTACCGGCATAAAGGAAAAGACCAGAAAGCAAAAGAATGCAAAAGTACCTGCTTAACATCACTCCCCAAACTCACGTTAGGGCAACAAAAGGTGATTCTGTGTTTTTTCGGATACCAAGAGCAAAACTCAAACCATCCGGGCTGAAAAGATTGATGCGACTTGAGAGATACAACGAATACAAAGAGAACTTACTTGCTGAAGCAAAGTCAAGACAATTCGTAATGCCACCATACGGCGCTTCCATTACGTTCTTTATTCCTTGCCCTCCCTCCTGGTCAAATAAGAAAAAGAACCTAATGCACCTCAAGCTGCATCAATCTAAACCAGACCTTGACAATTTACTCAAAGCCCTACTTGACGGACTAATATCCGAAGATAAGCACATCGCACATTTTGGTGAAATGCAAAAGCGATGGGTTAATTTTCCTTTAGGGTGGATAGAGATAAAAATATCAGAACCAACAGAACCAGACCTACAAGAAGTATCGCAATATGCTATCGGTACTTAATTATACTTACTTACAGCCACTCATACCCGGTCTTTCACTCCAACCAGCCCCCCACGCAAGGCGTTCCGTGAGTATTATACACGCACAAGCAAACAAGTAAGTATTTACTTGTTTG